ATGGAAGATTACCGCCAGAAAGACCCACGCGGAGGCTGCTGGACCTGCACCCATTGGTACGGCGAGACCTGCGCAGAGGGCTATCACACGGTCTGCCATGGCCCCCACAGCCCTGCCGTGATCGCCGACCCTGACATGGGATGTGCCTTCTGGATGCGCGAGATCGGGGCCGACGATGAGATTGTCTTCAGGGCTGAGCGGTTCGGATTGAAGTGATGTAGCCTTGCAGGCCGTTCACCTGGTCTGCGAGCCTTCCAGCCTCTCGGCCCATCCATTCATATTCTGCGAAGCACGATCCAAGTACGCCGATCCAGTCTGGGCCGGAATCATCAGATCCGACGCTGGTTCTGGAAGCTTGGGCACGGTTGGCGTTGTCGCGCAACACCCGGTCAAGGCGAGCGCGGGCAGTAGATAAATCCTTTTCAGCAGCCTGCCGGGCCAGGACGGCCCCTCTGTATTTGGCTTCTGCACGATCCTTTTCCTCCTGCATAGCGGCCGTGATAGAGGCCTGTAGGCGCTCTACCCTGGCTCTCTCTTCCTGCACGCCTGCTTCGTGCTCTGTATGGCCGTACCAGACGACGCCGCCAGCCGCGGCGGCCAGGATACCGGCGCCGATCAGGTATGGGGCCAGCAGGCGCAGAATCGTGGTCATCCAGGCAAGTCCGTCTCGCACAGGTCGCGCTCAGCCTGCCGGCGTTTGACCAGGCCTGGAAGGATCTTCCCCCCCGCCCAGACCCATTGAGGCTTGCCGCTATCGGCTTCGTTCAGGGCCTTGCAGCCTCCGGACCAATCTCCCGAATTGAACCTGCGGGCCGTCATGGATCGACAGTAAGCCCCGGTGCCGACGTTGAACGCGAAGCTGGATGCCGCTGCAAGCTGGAAGGGATGGTCTTTGAGGACCGGCGTGCAGGACAAGACTCCATCGGCATGTTCGATCAGGTCTTGCTCCAAAAGATTCCGGCATTCGCCCAGGGTATACGGTTTGCCCAGGATTGCGGTACGAGTATGCCCGGCGCAGGCAGTGACTATCCCAATAGGATCCTTGTAGCCCCTAAGGACCATTCCTTCGAACTTGGGAACGAAGGAAAGCAGGATTGCCGCCGCTCCAGCCCCAACGGTTCCCTGTAGGGTACGCTTAGTGGCCGTCTTCATTGCGCACCTTCGGCTGAGCGATGACCCGGGCGATGGCCGCGCTCAGGGATACGACACAAGCCCCCAGCACGATCAGCGGGGGCTTTCCGGTCAGCCAGACGTTCATCGCCACTTCCACGGCGGACAAAAGCGCCGCCAGGAGCGCCAGACGCACACTCCAGAGCCTGGGGAATTGCTTCTTCCAGTCTTCGATCATCATTTTTTCATCCACTCCTTAACCCACATAATGAGCACCCAAAGCGCGCCGGTAGCGGCGGCTAAAGTGCTTGACTTCAACAAATGGGTTAGCACAGCCTTTCGCAGGGTCTTTCGGTCCTGCTCACGCTCGATCAAGAGTTCGTGGTATCTGCGATGGCCGTCAATATCTCCATCTGGAACAGCGGTCTTCACCATTGCGGATACCGCGATCATTTCCCGCCTAAGATCGTCCTGCTTGCGTTCAATCTCCGCATGCTTGGCGTCATAGTCCCTACGCAGGGTTTCGGCATCGGTGCGCTGTTCTGCGCGCCAGTTGTTGATGGCCGCCAAAATTACCTTGGCGTCGTCACTCGCCAGAGTCATGCCTGGATCTCAGATGCCGCTGCGAATAGATCATCCAACTGCTGGCTGGTGATCCCTACCTTCTGCGCGAGATACGCCAGAGCCTGGCTGGACCGCTCGAAGGTCTGGGCGTTCTCCCATGCCAGACGGACAGCCCTGGGGGTATTCGGGTCGTTGACCACCCCTAGGACTTCGTCATAGAGACCGGCTTCATCTAGAGCCAGGATTCCTTGAAGTCGGGAGACCGCCACTACAGGAGGCGACGGAGGCGCATCAGGGGCCGAGAATTCGCCGTTTTCGTAGAGCCACCCGCGCTTGACTCCGGACGGCGCATCAGCCCAAAAAAAGGGCTCCGCGACCGGGAACCCTGTTTCGTGCAGTTCGGCTATGACGCCGTTTGCGATCAATGCCTTCATGCCCATTCCTCGATGTAAAGCGCGCCACCGCGACCGGCACCCCCGGCGCGGCTCGTGGAACTATTGGAGACAATCCCACCACCTCCACCCGAACCCCAGCCGATCCCGTCCGCCCCTGCCTGATTCAGGCCGGTGGAACGCCCTACCCCTCCAGCTCCGAACGGAGTACCGCCCCCGCACCCGGAAAACTCCCCCACGGAACTGCCGCGCATCGCGGGGCCGCCCTGCTCTCCGGTTTGCCCAGAGCGAACGATCTCCACCACGGCATCGTCATAGGTGATGGACCCTCCTGGGCCACCCGCCCGAGCGCGAATGGAATTGTCAGCATTCGAGAGGTTCTCGCCTCCGGTCCCTCCAGTCGCTGTCGCAAGCGAGTCGAAGGAAGTCGTTCCCCCGTCGCCGCCCACGTTCGGGCCGGCTGAGCCTGCGCTACCGCCGGCGCCGATGGTGATGGTCGCGCTGGCAGGGACGTCTCCGGTATCAATCCATCCTTCTCCAATACCTCCAGCCCCACCCCCTGACCCAGCAGATGGCCCGGATCCACCCTGAGCGCCACCACCACCCCCGCCTCCCCCGACGATCTTGAAATAGACTTTCTTGGTCGCACCCAGCTTTTCGAATGTTCCGGTGCTCGTAATCAGTGTGGTGCGTAACAAACGAAGGCCAAAGATCGGATCTCCGCTGTTATCCCCCTGCTGGTAGGACATGACCGTCCATTCACCAGGATCGGTATTGACGAATACCGCCATATCCCCGGCCGTCGTGGTGATATCCGCCCCTCCGGGGAGAATCAGCGACGATGAATGCTCCAGCGTGATCCCAGCCTCGAACCGTAGAATCACCGTCCTACCAGGATAGGTATCGCCCACGGTCGTGATCGCCGTATCGCCCGTGACCTCGAACAGGTTCCCCTCGTTGGGGATGGTGATATCCGAGGCTGATTCGATATCCGAGCCCTTGGTGAACTGCTCCCAGCGAATCGAATGCCCCGGGGCCGAGGGCGCGCCAAGCTGACGTACCCGGTTCCCGTCCATATCCAGACTGCCGGACATGGAGGTTTGACCATCGGCGGCCACGGATCCGGATAGCGCGGAGGCCAGGTCGTTAAGCACCGACTGCCAGTCATTCGCCGTTGCGGTAACGCCGTTGACTGCCGGATTCCAACTGTTCGAAGGCGGCGAATAGGTCCCACTGCCGTTTCGGGGCATTTTCGTAACTCCAATGAAAAAACCGCCCGAAGGCGGCTAAAATCAGCCCATGGAATACATCGAATTCAAGATCTGGAAGGCGGTCATCCTTCTGATCATCATCGCCATTGTGGGCTTTATTAAGGGCCTCACTGGGCGCTGATCACGGGGGCGACTCTTGAGCTAGCCGGTAACGCTTGGCGCAATGCCCTCGCCAGAGCCCTGTTGTCCGCCGTCCCAAGCATGGCATTTCGAACTGCTTGGCTGTTCAGCAGGGTGTTTGCCATCCTGCCGGCCCCTACAGATGCCACGGCTGCGCCCGGGCCGCCCGCCATTCCGGTAAGCCCTAAGGCAAGGATCCGCTGGGCCGCTCCGTGCTGACCCTCCCTTTGGCGAAGGAACTGCGCGGCAATATCTGCCAGTTCCTGCAATTCAGGATTCCGGATATTTCGCAGGTTCGCCAGACGACCAATGGAAATGTCCCCCTCGACACCATTCTGAGCAAGCCTTTCCAGGGAAAGCATGTTCCCATATTGCCGCCGAGTGGTAGCGAACTTTGCCGCCTCCTCTGGGCCAAGAGACCGATTCAGCGCATCCATCAGGGTGCCGCGCAGGTCTGTAGCGTAAAAAGCCTCCGGCGTGTTCCGGCGAGATATCCTGTCCAGGGTCCTTTTGATGTTGTAAGCAGCTTGTCCGTCAATCTGCCCGGACGATCCCTTGTTTATGATTTCGTCAATCTGATTCCCGATGATCCTGGCCTGATCCCTCGGCAATTCCGCCGCTGCGCGCTGCTCTGCTTCTGCCAAAGCCGCTACCAATTGATCGTCCACCTTGACACTGGTATTGCGTAGCACAGAATCGAACTTTGCGCCCAGGTCATCGGAGGCCTGACGCAATGCCTGAGTGACATTCTCGGAGTCTTGCCCAAACGTTCGAGAAATCGCTCGGTTGAAATCGGACTGCATCCTGGCCTCGGTCGCCGCACGGCCACTAAATGGAACGTAGTTCAGGCTCGACGAAATGGCGTTCAGGGGCCGGCTGTCAGCGATCCGATCAGCTGGAACTCGGATTCCAAGCTCCTGCGCTCGGGAGGCCAGATCGCGAACCGGCTGGGAGATTTCCCCTCCGCTTAGCGCGCGGCCTATGGCCTGAGCGCCACGTCCTATACCAGTCGCAGCAAGAGGGAATGCAGCCCCAACCACCCCAGCCGTTCCAGCATCTTCAGGACTGACCAACCCTCCTGCTGTGTAACCGGTAGCGCCACCCGCGCCGGCTCGTAGACCCAGATTCGCCACACGGCCCCCTATCGAGGCCGGCGCAGCTCCGGACTTCATGCCCCAAGTCCGCAACGCTTCCGCTGTCCTCAATGCTACCGGCGCGGCAGCTCCCATTGCGGGGGCGGCAGCGCGGACTCCGGCTCCCAATAGGCCGCCAACCGGAAGTGTTGCCGCTACATTACCGGTTAACTCCCCGGCGCCCGTAGCGAAGGGGCTGACCTCTTGATAGGGGGCAACTTGAGACTGCAAGTTCTTCAGACCGTAATCGGCATCATTGACCAACCAATTCCCTGCCCGATCAGCCCCCAGCCCGCGCAAGCCTTTTCCGAGATAGCGCTGCGCATTTAGAGCAACCGTACCCACCCCAGCGCCCAAACCAGCACCGAATCCAACGGCGGAGCTGTCCGACACAGGTTCTTGAGGCTCCTCGTGAGACATCTCAAGACGCATGTAATCAACGGGGTACTGCGTAAAGAACTGGCTGCGAGCCTCTTCTAGCTTTCCTTTAGGGACTCTGGGAGCTACTACCTGATCGAAATACTGCTTCTGAGCGGCGGTCTTTTGCTCAGCACTCAACGCCTGAAACTCGGGCTTCGAGACAACCTCTTTCCAGGGCGTGGCCGGAACTTGAGCTTGGGCGGACGGGAGGATCGCAGACGCAATGCGATCACCAATGCCACCACTCTTTCGGACGAGATCTGTAGCCGCCACTACTTTCCTTACGTAATCCGGATCCTGCGCATATCCGCCAGACCTGAGAGCCTCAGCCCATTTCTGGGGATCATTGCCCGATCCAATGGCATTCTGATAGCGCCGGTTGATCAGCCTCGTAAAGTCCTGACCAAACGCATCAGGAGTGTCGTATCGACGATAACTGTCCCGGCTTCCGGTCATGTTGTCGGTCGCGGACACTCCGCTGCCGGAGAAATCCTTAATGTTCCCAAGATTGTTAGTCCCCGGGATAACGGATCGCCCCCACCCGGTCTCCAATCCCCACTGACCGAGCAAGACGTCTGGAGCAACCCCCAGAGTCTTGCCGACATTGACAGCAAGAGGGCCGTACTGCGATGCAAACTCCTGCGGGCTCGCCATCACCCCCCCCAGAGGTTGGAATAATCGCCAGTGGACGATTGTCCAGGCTGCTCGTTGTTGCCCATGAGAGAATCAAACGTCCCAGTACCGTACTCACGGTCATATGCAGACCTCAATCTTGAGGTCGAATCATCCACGAATCGAGCAATGCGATCCAGAGATTCCCGCATAGCCTTCGGAGACTGGGCTTTGTCCAGCGCCGCTAGGTTGTTCTGAAACAACTCCTGTTCAGCATTCGACACCTGACCGACAGCCCCGCCCGTCTGTGACATCTGGCGATACATCTGGAGTACGTTCTGAGCAATCTGGGACTTCAGCGTAGTGAACTGCGCGTTCGCGTCAGCCGCCGCAGTCCCCGGGACAGCCGCACTGAGGCGTTCGAAACTGATTCCGGAGATGCCCTTGAATCCGGGATGGTTCTTGAGGGCTTCGGCAGTTTCCTTAAGTCGTCCCAATTGGGCAATGCTGGCATCAACTCCGGCGGCGGCTTGTACTGCCTCTCTACGCTTCTCGCCAGTCAGGGTCTTACCTACCGATTCGCCGATTACGCGCCCCGCCGATTGCCCTTGCGCCCTCGCCTGCTCCTGAGCGGTCTCGGCTTCCAGCCATCCCGGCACAGGCTCAACGCGCGCGCCCTGAGGGCCAAACTGTACTTGTCGGCCATCTTGAGGAGCGTTGAAGATTGGACGTTGGGAAACAGGGTCAAACAATGTGCCCCCGGGTGCCACATTCATTGGGCGCGCCGCATTGGATCGGAGAATGGCCTGATACTCCGGACTTCCAGGCTGGATTCCCGCTGCCATAAGGTCGCGCTGCGTATCCGTGGGAGCGCCAAGCTTGAGCAACTGCTTGGCATACTCCTGCGGCCCGAGCATCGAATAGGCTCGATACGACTGCTCCGCCGACTGGCCAGGTAGCAGTTGCATCATGGGCTGGCCCGTCGCTTGGGCTGATTGACCCACGGACGATCCATCCGCACCGCCTTGAGACATCGCCTGAGCGATTGCCTGATTCCTGTCCCCGAGCCCGAACATCGCCATGTCCTGTTGGCGTTGGGCGTTCTGAAGGTCGCTGTATTCCTTCGGAAGCTCGGCCAAGTCCCTATACCCAGCGTACATCTGGAGGGCCCGAGCCAAGCCCTGCAAAGGGTTCGGCGCCACGTAGTGCCCAGAGACCATTTGCCCCTGCAAAGGCTCTTGGTTGATAAGCCCTTGGGCGAGAGAGGCACGCTGTTGCAACCCAAGTTGGCGCTGAAGAAGGTCCGGAGCTAGCGTTGGGGCGGCAAACTGTTGCCCTCTACCTGACAAAGCAGTAGCCATCATGCCGAGGGGATATTGCTGGGCCATCAGTGCACCTTCGAATAGTCCACGGTCTTGTATCCCTCGACCGTGGAAACGGCATCGGGATACAGTTCTTCTACCTCGTCGGCCATGTGCCCGATATGGGTTGGCCCACCCCAGATATAGCGATAGGAGTAGATCGGAAGTCCGTTGTCCGCTGTACCGATACGGCGAATGTTCGTCTTCAGCCGCACATCCGAGAAAAGGCCTCCTAGACCGCCACCCACTCCAGACCCAACAGCCGACCCCAGTCCTGCGCTCGCTAAGCTAGACAAACCAGAGACAGGATTCAGATACCCGATCCCGGCACCTATCAATCCCCCCAAACCCCCGAACAGACCGGAATTCTGAGCCTGCTGCGCGTTGTAAGCCCCGAGTTCGGCGTTGTACCCGGCTTGGGCCGCGCCAGTCAGGTCAGGACCTGCCGTAGTGGCCTGCTGCGCATACCCGGGGAACGATGCGGATTGGAGTTGGCCTCCCCCAAGGAGCGTATTCAACTCGTTCAGCGGCAACCCACGCAGGTAGGAGGCTTGGTTGAATGCCTGGGACTGTTGGTTCATGCCCAACCCAATCCCCTGCAACTGGGCTTGCGTCACAGCGTCATTCCTCTGCTGGCCGAACTGCGACATCGCGCGATTCCACGCGGCGGAACCCTGTGCAATCCCCTGGTTCGTCAACTGCGACCGAAGCGTCTCGGCCTGACGATCCAGCTCGGGATTCACCCTAGACAGGATGAGATCGGTAGCTTGGTTCGTCGCCGTCGTGGGATCGTATGCCGCCAGGGCATCCCCATACTGCTGCCCGAGACCTTGAATTGCTCGATCGTAGACAGCCTGGACCTCGGGCGAGAACTGCATGTTCTGCGTCCATTGGTCCCCGCTGGAATAGAAGTCGGCAGGATTGGGTGCGGCTGCCCCACCAATTGAGCCTGGTCCACCGCCTGGCTGGTGATGCATGGCGATGAACGTGGGGGTAGCGGAATCCCCGCCTCCTGGGTCTATCCATCCCCATTGACCATCCCGATAAACTGGATCGCCAAAGGCGCGCGCGTATGCCTGATCCCTGCCGGTATAGGAAAAATTGCTGGGATTCGTTGCGCCACCACTTTTGTACGCACGCATGGCGGCGTCGTAGCCGGCCTGGTCAAATGTTCGATCATTCGACCACGTTATGCTCCCATAGGGCGTGAACTGGTTGACGCGGTTGGCCTGGGTCGCGTACTTCGCCAAGTCCAGGTTCGATTGGGCCTGTTGCTGGGCGAGCGCCGTATAGTCTGGAACATCGGGCGTCCCACCACCCTTACCGCCTTGCGGGCGGACTTGGCCCCGCACATCCTTGCGGAACGCTGCCAGCGGCAGATCAGGAATGTCTATGTTTGCGTATCGCATCGCCTAGCCTCAGCCATTTGCATTCGTCTCTGAACATCCGGAATACCCAAAGATCGCCCTTAGGGTGTGCATCTTTCAATTTGCACTCCACGGAGAACCCCAGATCTTCGGTAAAGCGTTGGCTAACCTCGTTGTCTGGATTCACTGTCGTGGTGATCCTCTTGACCCCTAGCTGGTTAAAGGGGTAATCGAAGATCAGCCACATATACGTCTTGTTCGCCCATTGCCCCTCTGCGGCGATGTGGCATACAACGTTCGCGCCATTGCAGTCCTCGTAGAGAACTCCGGCGACCAGCTTCCCATCCTTGAACCGGCCTATCGCTGTATAGCGGTCAGCCATGTATTGCATGTTGGCTCTTTGCGCCACCCACGGCCCCACCAGGCCCGCATCGAAGCAGACCTCGGTTCCGTTGATGTTCATCAGAGAATGCCGGCGACCTGAAAGACGTAGCTCGTCGAGGCCCACTCGGTATTGGAAATGTTGCTTTGCACCTTCAGGCGAAGGGCTGCCGCGTTATAGACGCCGCCTACCGTGTTCCATCCGGATAGTGGGCGGATAGACCCCCCCCAAACCATCTCTCCCCATATCATCTGCCCCCAGACCATTCCACCCGGATCGGCGTAGGTCAGCGACCCGGTAGGCTCCTGGGGGACGTAATCCCCGTTGATTCCGTAAAGAATCGATGGATTGCCGTCAGACAAGACATACGGCCGGATCATCGTGAAGTACTTGTTGATCGCCGTCAGGCCAAAGTCCTGGAATGACTGAAGGGCGTCCGCGACGATCATGCTCTGGCCGTCGATGTTCCCCGTCCAAGCCTTCTTTACAGAATTCGAGTCGCCGAAGAATAAGCCCAGTGATGTCGTCTTGACCGTCCTCGCATCCCACCCCGTGAACTTGGTCCACGCCCCGGTAAGCGAATTCTGAGCGTATTGGAAGTTCCTTCCACCTCCGGCCGGGATGTTCAGGATCAGGGCATTCTGCTCCGGGAACATGCATAGTTCCCAGCCGAAATTCTGCCGATACTGGTACACCGCCACGTTGACGCTGTTCTGGATCTTGTCCGAGACCGCTGCCCTACGATCAATGCTGCTCGATAGGAGCGCCCTACCCAACGGCATTACGCCCGCCTCGCACAGGACCATGAGATCCCCGCCGACTTTCACCGCGCATCGCCTGCCTATCGGCTGGCCCAGGTAGAAGAGACCAACCAGCCTCCAGGTTTCAGCAGATTCCGGGTCCGTTCCAGCGTACACCGCAACCTCGCCCTCGCTCGTCAGGAATACAGCGTGATCATCAGCACCTTCGCCTGCGTCGATGGTCCAGGTGTACATGCCAACAAGCCATCCTCCACGTCGGAAGATCGCCCCGAGATCGAAGTCCGTCGCCGCCCCCGCAATACTTGAGGTCGGCAGATACCACACCCGAAGGGAGTCGCGCTCGACCATGTAGATACGGTTCTTGAACAAGCATCCTTGGATCAGCAAGGATGTCGTCACCCCGGTAATGGCATTGGTCGAACTGTCGTTGACCGACTCCCAATCCGTGCCGTCGTAAAGCAGCGGATCATCCTGCCCGTTGAACAGAAACAGGAAACTACCCCCAGGCGTGGTGATCGCGGCCTCTTGCCATCGATCATTCGATTGCCCTGATACGACGGGCGTATCTACCACTCCCGAAGCCGTGATGTCGTAGATATCACCCGCGCTCGCGGCGAACAGTTCGTTCAAGCCATCCGTGGGGCAATACTCCACTATCGTCTCTACTGGACCCTCGAACCCGGTAGCCCAATCCACAGACCCAGATCGCACAACTAGCTTCGACGGCTGCGGCCACCAGTTTTCAAGAATGACCGCATCCTTCTCCGGCATGTCAGCCAGCGCATCCCGATCGTTCAGACCTCCAACAGGAGCAGGAATCGTCTTCGAGCGCCCGGTCTGGTTACCGTCGCGGCGAAGGCCTCTACGCGTTCCAGTTGCCATCGGGGATATTGCAGTTATTCAGGAAACGGCGCCCCAGCGTCGAACTGAGCCGCAAAGCCGGAGCGGACTTGTTCTGTCCCTTGCAGGCCTCAAGCAGTCGCTTGTAGTCTTCGTCGTCGTATGGGAGACCCTTTGCCTTCCTCCAGCGAAGTTTGAGCCCCTCTTTCATAAGGTTCTCATCGAACAGGAAGGTATCCTCGTCGCTCAGGAAGCGGTTGTAGTGCTCGCCGCTCGGACCCACCACCCAGTTTTTCGATATGTACTCGAACGCCAGGGTTTCGCCGTCAGGAGGAGCGTTCAGGAGCACAACGTCCCCGCCCTGGATGCGGAACAACGTCTCCACGCAGGCGCTGACGTAGGACCCCTTGAACGTCTCCCAGGACTGGGAGGACAAAGGCCCGATCATGGGCCAATGCGTGCTGCGGTTCCACTCCGTCTGCGGGATCTGGCGATTCCAGTCATTCGGAAGCTGATAGCGCACTTGCCCGGAAACGGTCGTGATGTTCGCCACCACCGTCAGTTGTTGCCACTCGTATTCCCGAACCAGGTCATTGCCGAGTCGGTTAGAGAGCGCCAGCATCTGAAGGATCTGCGGATCGGCCGAGCCGACTATTCGGTTGGGCGCAGTCAGGCCAAGCTCAAGGCATAGGTCAGCGATGAAGGTTTGCAGCGTAGTAGGCTGCGCCGGTATCGGGCCGGGTAGGATGATTGGCATTAGTTGGACTCCAGAGCTGAAATCCGAGCCTCAAGACGCCGGACGAGATTCAACAAAGGCACCACCAATCGCGCGTACTGAACACCCTCGGCCTGCAAAGGCGCATCGGTATCGGGCACGGTTACGTTGACCTTTTCAACGCCGATCACATTGCCGTCTGCATCGCATTTATCGATCTCCTGCTCAACCTCTTTCATGGGGTGTCCCCAATGAACGAGGCGAGGATCGACCTGTGCGACTTCCTCCGCAATCAGGCCGTACCAGGACCAGTCCGGCCGGTCTCCCTCACACTTCGATCGATACCAGACCGGGCGCAGATCAAGCAGAGCATCAGCGCGCGAGTCGTCCATGTCCTCGACATCGCGCTTGTAGCGGATCGAGGAGGTCGAGCGCTGCAACAGTCCATTGCCGGCAATGTTGACGTTGGCATCGTTGCTGGTGGTAGCGTTGTAGCTGCCCACGGTCGTGATCGTGCCCTGGAATCGGTTCGGAGCATCCCCGAAGGCGTAGAAGTTCCAGCAGTTGGCACCATCCGCAATGGCACTCCACACGCCGTAGACATTGGTCGCCCCGCCAAGAGCATCGATTCGCGCACCGTACAGATTCGTGACTGTCTGGTTCGTCCCCGAGTTGAACGATTGGGCTCGCAGGAGCGCAACGATGGAGGTGGTGTAGGCCGATCCCGAGTTGCCTCCCGTCAGAGTCGTGACAACTCCGCCTATGGCAGAAGTGGCGTCGGAGCCATAGACAGTCCCGACATGGACACCCTCCTGCGTGGCCGACCCCGACACCGCGGCAGTTGTCCGCACAGCCTGGTTTGCCAAGGCGCTGTTTCCGAAGCAGACGCGCCCACCCGAAAGCATGTCCGTAAGGTTGAATATCCAGTTCCGCTCTCTGCCTGGCGCGAAGGTGGTATAGCGCGGTTGCCCTTGGGCAAGACCACCGCTAAGGGATGCTTGCAGAACTCCCAAATAAGCATTCCCGCTACCAGTAGAGATATCCTGGATATTTTCCAGGGCAATGTGATTCACCGGATTGATGATCTGGAGCAGCATCCGATCGGTAGCGGCCTTATTGTCGAGCGTCACCATGTAGCCTGTGGCATTGGCGTCGTTGTATAGACCGTATACGGTGTTGCCGAAGGTGTTGTTGCCTTCCGCATGGATCATGGTGTTGGAGCATGGACCATTGACTGTCATGCCCTCGACGGTGTTGCCATTTCCGCAAACGCGCCAGCCGGTCGCAAACGCGTCAAACCTGGTACCTGCGACGATAGTGTTGGCATTGCATCGACTGTTTACCGTGTCGTCGCTTTGCAGCCATAGCGCCACACCGGGCGCCTCGATCTCCCCGCCAGTCTTAACCAGCAGTCGGTTCCGGTACTGATTGTTATTCGCTTCGTCTGTAATCGGATTCTTGCCACAAATGACCACGCCATTGTTGGTTGCGGTACTGACCTTGATGGCGACATCGATATAACAGTCAGTGATCCCAGCGATAAACTTAACGCCATCTACTGTCCCGGATGGACTTTCGTTGTTGTCGAAATTGATCTCGCCCAGAATGAGATTCACCGGGCCGAGCATTTCATCGTTGTAAAAGGCGTAATCAGCGCCACGATAATCCCACGACACCTCCGCAGGGTCGTCTCGAAACCGGCCACCATTGCCCTCAACCTCTATCGACACTCCGGGGCGCAGTCTGAGTGGAGAATCATGGCGGATGAGCGATCCAGACGGAACTTTGACCGTGCGCCCGCCTAGGGTATACGCCGCGTCCAGAGCAGCTTGCACGGCTTCGGAATGATCCATCTCGGCATTGCCGCTATGAATGTCTTCCCGCGCCTCCTCAGTCATATAGTCAGTGATACTCAGTGACGTCTCGCCAACCTTTTCGGCCAACGGGCGAGCTTGAGATCCGGAGCCCGATTGCCTAAACGCCACCATCCCCGCCCCATTGCTGGGGTCGGTGGCGTCGGCTAGGCGGCGAAGTGTCTCCTTGTCTCGCGCAACCAGCGCCAAAGCTTGAGCGTTCAGACCGCCCACCCCGTCAGCTTTGCCTACTGACGGCACGTCCTCCCAGCCCGCAGGGGGGTCGATAACCCCGTCCTTGACCTCTATGTCAGGCTCTTTCAGGTACCCTTCATCGATAGCGTCTTCTAGCAGAATGTCCCGGACCTTGACCGACGTGAAGCCTGCCGCCTTTACCTCAATGTCGTAGCGGCCATCCTCGGCATAGAAGGCAATAACGCCCTGCTCGGTCGAACGGAATGGATTCTGCTGGGTCGCTCCAGTATTGTTCGAATACAGCGTTGCCAGCGTGCTCGTCCCGGCTACAAACACAGACACCTGAGCCTGCGGATATGGCTGTAGGCCACCACTGGCCCCTTGCACCAGGACGCTATCGTAGTAACGCTGCATTTGCGCTATTCCTCAACGGGTTCCTTGCGCGGACGGCCACGCTTGGGAGCACCGATCTGCGCTTTCAGCGCGTCGATCTCTTCCTGCATGAGTGCCATCCGTGCGAATGCCTCGTCACGCTCCCGGGCGGCTTGGGTAGCCTTCGCCAGGTCCACGGACGATTCCAGATACTGTCTTGCGCTGTTGCGCAGTTGCATGAACCCGGGCCCGAACTTCTGAATGTTCGCGTCGGAGACCGATGCCAGGGTTTCCACGGTCGCAATCCCCTGGTGCTTCAGTTCCAGGGTCTGAGACCGAGAGATCAGATTCCATTGCTCCAGCGGCGTGCCTTCCTGGGCCAGATCCAGGCCGTTTTGGTAGGCGCTCCAGGACTTCGGGAACCGCTTCTTGTCCTGATCCGTCGCGATCCGGACAATCACCGTGTTCGTGTCTCCGGGGGCCTGGATCCGAACGAAGTCTTTCTCGTCGAAAACCGGACGGCCGGCGTCCTGAGACTTCTTGTTGTTCTGCACCGCATCGCGGAAGAACTCCACCAGGGCATTGCTCTCTTGGTACATGCGATTTCCTCGGGTTGCCGATGAAATGAAAAACGGGACCCGAAGGCCCCGTCTCGTGGTTGATACAAAGGGCTTAGCCCGCGACCGTGGTTTCCACCTCGATCTCGGTCGTGCCCGAGCCCGTGCCCGTCACGTCACCCGTCAGAGTGACCGTGATTTCAGCGGGCTCCCCGCTGGCGTCATCGATGGCTTTCGCGACTTCCGTCGCCAGTAGCGGAGCCATCCCCAGCGCCATGAAGCGATTCGGATCGGTAGGCATATGACCTCCTTAGACGGAAGCCGCGCCGAACCAGCCGCGATCCCCCGCCACCATCGCAACGGGGGGCGATTTGTAGCTGCCGCCCGTGCCGGTCGCCTCGAACGTCGAGTCGTCGATGTCCACAGTCGCCGTAGACGCGCTGATCGAACCGCCGGCCTCGGCGTACACGTATCGCTTGCCGTCACTCGCCCATACTTCCGAGCCGAGCCGATGCGAGTTGCGATTGCTCTGGTCCCCGCTTTCGACCTTGTTCAGAAGATCCACCCCGATCTTCGGGGTATCGGTGAAAATGCTCGCCATGATTTCCTCCTTAGTCCGTGAGCACGCCGTTGAACTGAGCGCCCGAGCACGACAGATTGCCGTACCAGCCGATCAGACGAACCACGGCATCCTGGTTGACGGATTGGCGGTCGTTGCCCAGAGGCACGAACTCCCGTCCCCGCATCGGGCGATACTTCAGGTACTGCGTGTTGATGAAGTACATGGTCTTCGAGGGCATGTTCCCACCGATGCCACCGTCGAAGATCACGTCCGCGTTCGCGCCCGCGCCGAAATACTTCAGAGACGTGAAACCAGCCCCCGCCAGTCCTTGACCCGTGTCATTCGTGACGCGCTGGATCGCCTGGATGGACGACTGATAGGCGTTGAACGCCTCGTTGTCGGCCACGATCAGATCGACCCGGTCCGTGCCTCGAGCGCACGCCAGGGCCAGTAGATTCATGCCCTGAAGAATGGTCGAGGGCGACATCGCGGCCCCGACATCCGACGTGCAGGAAATGACCTGGTTGCGCCAGAAGGCCCATGTGGCACGGTCGATGCCGCCATAGGTCCCGCTGGTCGGGGTATTCGAGATCGCCGCTTGAAGGCCGGTGATGTCCTTCCCGCTGTTGCCCGTTCCGTCGCCGTACAGGCCGGACGAAATGTCGTTGCGCAGCTTGGTCTCGGCCACCTGTACGCGACCGGCCAGCAGATCGATCATCTGCTCGCGGCCGCGATTCTTGGCGATGTCCATACCGCTGATCGTCACCGCACGCGCGTATTGCTTGAAGTCGTACTTCGCGGCAGAGATCGGGGAATCGGGGGTGATGTCGATCACGTCGTATTCGCTGTACGACCCGGACGAAGTGTCGCCGTCGTCGTACATGATCTCTTCCATGATCTCCGTACCGCCCGATACGGGTTTGATGTTGCCGCGCTGGCGCAGCTTCATCAGGAGCGCATTGTTGTGCTCCAGGTTGTCCGCCAGAGCCCGAGAGCGACTTTCGATGGTGGTCGCGATCAGGTCACTGACTTGAGCATTTGCAAAAGCCATGATTTACCTCTCTATTGAATGAGTCCGTCCATAACAGCAGCGACCGTTTCCTCGATGGAAGCGTGCTTGCCGAGCTTGGAAACCTGAGATGTGGCCGATCCCTTGACCCCCGCCGCGGCTGTTTGAGCACGCTTCTTTCGGGTCTTGAGTTCCGCCTGTCTTTCGGCTTCGGTACGCTGACGTTCAACAAGGGTTTGCCTGATGTCGGGTCGCGCCCATACTGCCTTCTCGTAGGCGTCTTGTAGGCTTTGCGCAACACCGGTTTGCAGCAACTGCGCCATGTCGCCTTTGACGGCTTCGAAGAATTCGTTTTTCGGGTCCGTGGCGAATTTCTGGATCTCGCTTTGGACCGTCGTTTCCTGTTGGGCCTGCACGCTCTGTTCATACTGCATGCGGGCCATTCGTTCCTGGTGGAGCTTTTGCTCCAGGTCGAACATGCGCTGATCGGCCGGAGACGCCGTAACCGCCTGCTGCATGTCGATGCCGTAGTCCTGGGCGATCTTCACCAGGACCTGAGCCTTGGTGTTCGCATCCCCATTGCGCAGCTTGTCCTCGATCATCAGCAGGTGATTGATCGCGTGCGTCGTCGGGACGCCGGATGCCTTGATGTTGTGCGCGTAGGGCATGATCGCCCCTTCCATTTCGCGCGCCATCGTTGCGGCTTCCCGGTACTGCTCCAGCCCCTTGTGAAAGTCTGCCTCTCGCCGATGGATCTCGGACTTGATCTCCTTGGGCAGATCCTTCCACTTCTCTGCTACCGCCCCGGTTTTCCAGGAATTGGGGGCACGATCCTCGGGGGTCGGCTCGGGGGCTTCTTCGGGCTCGTCGGGCTCTTCCTTTTCCTCGGGGTCTTCCGCCTCCTCCTGCTCTTCGGGAGCTTCCTCTTCGGGTTGCTCTTCGGTCTCTTGCGCCTCTTCGGGCGTCTCGGGTTCCTCAGCCCCAGGCGTCTTGGTCTCTTCCTGCGGCTCTTCCAGCCCGTCAATCGCTTTACCAAGCGCCTCTTCGATGGAAATCTGGTCTTCAGTTTGCATTGGGTTGCCTCTGCAATGGGGTTATAGGCCGTGCGCGGCCAGGACTTCGGACACCGAGCGGCGGTAATCCTCTCGGCTGTATTCATTGGGCTTTCTGGGCGGGATCTTCTCGTTGCCGACCTCTATGCACCCGTGTTGCCTCAAATGCTCCCGATGCTGCCGGCGCCCGGTGATCATTTCTCCCGTAATCATCGATTGGTACGGCTCGATATCTCCCAAAACGTAAGGGGCGCTCTCGCGCCCCCTTGGGATGTACTCTTCAGCCGGAACAAGTTCTAACGTCACCGGGTCCTGGATATATCGCTTCCTCACTGCCTGACCTCCGTGGCGATTTCCTTGGTAGCCGTATCCGTAGCAGCGTTCTCCACCTTCGCCTTGCTCGCGATATTCGCTACCTGAATCTTCACGGACGCATCTAGCTCCGCCTTCCACCGCTGGAAGGACTGATCCATCGCCGCAATCTGCGCTTTGGACTGCGCCTCCAGTTCCGCCTTGTAGCGGTCCATCTGCGCCTGCATCGCAGCCCGGTTCTGCTCAAGCTGGGCCTGATATTCCATCCTTGCCCGCTCGATCTGAATATCCGCCTGCGCCCGGATCTGGTTCGCCTGGGCATCAGCCTGCAATTCCGCCTGCTTTGCCTGGGCCTGCATCTGGAGCTTCATCTGCTCGATCTGCATCTGACCCTGTAACTTCGCCATTTCGATCTGCTGAGCGGCTGCATTCGGATCCGTGGGCGGCTTATTGCGGACCGCAGCCTCGAACTGCTCAAATGCCTCTTCAACCGGTTTCGCAGCCGGGAATGCTCGTACCGCAAACATCATCAGCGACACGGCAAGGGGCGCAATCTCCGGGGATTGCTGAGCCGCAGCCATGGCGTTCTGGATGTATCCCCCGATAGCGTTCAAGAACTCCATGCGCTGGGACTTTTCTTGCTCTTCGTCAATGGCAACCAACGAATCCGCAGCTACAGTGATCTTGTATTCCCGCATCGGCTCCGTCTGGAGCATTTGCAGGGCCTGGGGGACGTACTGAGCGTCTTCGGTATCCAGGATCCCCGACATCGCCAGAAGCGTCTCGGGACTGTAAATGTCCATCATCAACTGCGCTTTGATGCGCAGGATGTCGGTAGCGAACTTGGCAAAATCCCGCTGGCGTGTCTGCAATCTCAGGCTGCCGAACTGACGCTTGATGTCCTGGGCAGTCGCGGTTTCGCTGGCCTTCGTCGCTCCGCGAATGATGTCGCTGATGCCGGTGATCTCGTAGACAACCTGCTTGGCCTGCTCCCGGGCCTCCCACGCGGCTTGAAGTGCCCCAACAACCTCGCGTAGAGGCACCCAGGTCATCGAGCCCGCAATCCCGCCCTTTTCGGCCAGTCCTGACCAGTTCGACACAGGAACCAGCGTGTTGTCGTCGGACGCCAGGATATGGGCTAGTTCGTTGCAACTCGCGTCGTAGGCGCCGTTCAGCTTTAGGGCTTCCGTCAGCCCCTTGATCCGGGTTGTCAGCAGGTCGATCTCGGTCGCCTGGTCCTGATACAGGGAGAAATCCGGTACCGGGATGATCTGGTCACTGGTCTGAGTCGCAAAGAGCGGCTTCGGACAAGGAAAGAATTCCTCCAGCCCATACGGATCGTCGCGCTGGTCCAGAATCTTCTCAAACCCTTCCGCGACCCAGATCGCCTTCTTGCTCGTCTTGTCCCAGATCTCCCAGATCGCGCCCTTTTTCACGTCCTGGGCATAGCCAGAGGACCGCATGGTCTCGTCTATGCCCAAGGGCTCCTTCACGAGCGGCACGTCTTTGAACACATCCCCGAATCGCTCGATGCCCTCAGCGCGAGTCAGGTAGACCCTTCGGGCAACCCACGGCACATCCGCCCAGCACCGCGCCTCACCGTACCGGAAATCCTCCCAGTACACGTAATCCACGCAAGCCCGCTCTTTCACATCCGGGCCAATCGTCGGAGCAAGCGGGTCAGCCTCGGGAGCAACGTCCTCGTCCTCCTGCTCACCAGGCCGGGCGATCTCGTAGCTCTCGAATCGGATCCAGACCGTGCCCTGGCCAGGCAGAAGCCGGTCCAGCAGCGCAGCCTTCAGCCCTTCCTCGAAATCGGGATACTGGTCGATCTCGTACTGAAGTGCGCGCTCGATGATGCGAGCTGCCGTTCTGGCGACAGGATCGGCGTCCTTATTGCGCCGACTGACCTCGGCCTTGGGCGTGCGGGAGAACGTCGCCGGCAGGATGGTCTCGGTGTTCGACCACAGGATGTTGAAGCGCGCCGTTCCCAGCCGATCCATTTCCCGCTCATCCCGATACCGCCTGACGATGCGCTTTCCTCGGGAATGCCAATCCTTCAGGCGCGACTCAGAGAGATTGAGCTCGGTTAGCCAGCGATTCGAGCCCGTGGGCTTTTTCTCCGCCATCAGCTCGTCACTATGTCCGTAATCACGCCGTCCTCGACGGTGAAGGTGTACGTCACGCTACCGACCTCGTAGGACTCTTCGTTCACAATCACCCGTGAAGCAGGGGAAATCGCCACTTCAGTCAGAGCGCCGCCCTCGACCACCAGATTCGCCCCAGCAGTGATAGAGCTACCGTCCGCCTGGCGCAGTACCACCGATTGGCCATCCTGCACCGTGGCCTCGTCGTCAGGAGGGGCAGGCATCGAAACCGCCAGCTTCCCGGCCTCGGTATACGGGAATCCATTCTGCGTCGAAATGACAGCCGCGGACTCCACAGCCAGAGCGCCGGTCTCCGTGTACGGCAGGCCATTGCCTACCGCAACGATGTCGCCATCAGCCACAAGCAGCCTCCCGTCAGTGTCGTATTGCATTTCAGTATCTCGTCGCGCCTCGGCGATCTCGCCATAGGTCCTTTAGGGGAGCGGTTACCGCCCGCCCGTGCTTAGCCTGCACCGGCCATACCGTGGTCTCTAGCGCAGGCGCCGGCGCGACCTCCTGCATCACCACACTGCCATACGCGAATGCGTCGGACGGGTGGGATGCCCAATCGTGCCGAGGCTCCCGCGAGAACACGCCGAGATCCTCGTTGTATTCAAACTCCCACGCCCTGAGGCCATCGAGGCCGTCCTCGCATAGTGAGGCGTTGAACGCGCACCTGTTGATAACCGTCCTGGCCGCGCTGATCTGGTCCTGCTTCTTAGTGGGCGGCACAACATGGACCTTCCCGGCCCCAAACGCTGCCAGGAACTTCTCCACCGTCGTGTGCCTGCTCTGAAACGTTTTGGCCTTCGCGTCCTGCGGTAGCCATATCGTCCCTACAGCCTTGGCGCCCAGGCTTCTTATGCTGCCCTGAATCCTCGGAATCCACTCGTCTGCGTCCAGGCCAGAATCCCCTTCGTACTTGAGCAGATTGAACCCGTCCTGGAGCCTTTGCCAGTACCACCACGAGGCCGTATCGTGGAATCCAATATCACTCGATATGACCAGATCGGACCCCTGGCGGTCATAGACCACATCGTCCGCAATCCGTCCTTCCCGATCCGCCTTATTTACAAGCCTGGCGATGATCGCGCCCTGGCCGCTTCCGTAGGCTCCGTTCCAGATGTGATCGGCCTTGTCCTCGTCTACCGAAAAGTCGTGCTCCATCTCCTTTCTGAGCACGTCCGGAAACCACGGGTTGTCCCGCCAGTTGATCATCACGCTGATCGCATCCGGCGGCGGATTCTTCCTGAAGAACTGGTCTACCGGGTCAGTTTTGAACCTCGGGTTCCAACTGAACCACAACTCCGATCCTTCCTTGCGGATCGTCGGCCTGAGCATGTCCAAGCTGGTCTGGCTCAGCGTCTGGGCCTCTTCAACCCAGGCAATATCGAACGCCTCCAGGGACTTGATGTTCGTCGCGTTGTAGCTGCGCATCCCCTTGAAGATCGCGAAGCTGCCATTCGGGCCGCGTATCTCCGTGTCCAGCACTTCGAACAACTCGCCCAGCCCCAAAGACTGGATCTTGTCCGTCAGTAGCTGGTGAACCGAATCCTTGATGCTGTTCTGGATCTCCCGGATGCAAACCACCCGAGTCGGGGCCGCGAACATCCGAAGGACGATCTGCTCTGCGAAGAAGTGCGACTTCGCCCCGCCCCGCCCGCCGTAGGCACCTTTGTAACGGGCCGGCTTCAGGAGAGGCGCAAGCTTACGCGGTACCCTGACCTGGAGGGTCGACAATGACCATCTCCACGCGATGCGCCAAAGGCGAGCTAGGATCCCCGCTCACCTGAAGCGGCAGCAGTTTGGGATAAATGGTTCCCCAGAAGATCTTCTCGTTCGCCGGGTCTTCTTTGGCCCACGCCACAAGACGATCTGCCCCCCCAAGCGCGTCAGCAGCCTTCGCAATCGCGTCTTTGGCGGCAACCGTAGTCTTGTTCGGTACGCCCTTGGGCCGCCCCGGGCCAGCCTTGCCACCGAATAACGGTTTCTCGCTGGATTTTTTATCCGGCGCGGCAGCTTGAGGTTGGCCCATGCTTGCCCCGCAAAAAGACACGCCCCAGGGAGCAATGCTCACCCGGGGCGCATGAAGGCTGGGATACCCAACCAAGGAGAAAAGGTGCCCGTTTTACGTCCGGGCGAGACGTTTCCTGGGTGGCAAACCGGAGGGAAATCATCGAGCCTGTCTTGATAGATTTTATCTATCTCATAGGCCATGCGCGGCAAACCCTCAGTCTTTGATCTTATACAGGCACCCTATAAAGGGCTGATCAATAGACTTGGGCGTGCGGGCCAAGAGCCACCAAGGCGCGCGTGTTAGCTGCTTTATTTATCAGGTGCACCTTACGGGTGCGATTCGCCTATCCCCTTTAGGGGCATCAGTGACTGATTACCTGTTTATCCCTTGCCGCTAAAAGCTCAGGCCCCCGGTTTGCCATTAGGGGAGATGTTTTCTTCCAGACCGCCCATCCTAGGCGTCATAGTCTTTGTGGCGTGGAGTGCCATAAAAAAACCCGCGCGACCTTTCGGACGGCGGGCTACGCTTGCTTTAGGCGCGCGAAAACGCCTCAGAGCCAATAATACTTACTGGAGTTCGGAATGCAATACCCTCAAGCAGCAATCTTCACCATGTCGCGCTTACGCAACATCGGGTAAAGCGCCTCCTTCGCCTCCTGGTAGACACGGTGCTGCTCCTCTCGTGTCAGGCGGGGATTGCGATAGACCTCGCCGCCAGCATCCTGGTTCGCAGCATGGATTCCGACTGCTGAGCGCATGATGGCCGGTAGCTGGTTTAGGCAGACGTCTACCTGCTCGGCCTGTGCTGCCGCTATTCTTAGGTCATATTCCTCAGGATCGGTGTAGACGTCGCTCCGGTCCATGTCCCGAAACATTGGGGATACTCGGCTGTATCCCAAATGTTCCCGGCCCGCTTTGGCCCAGTGGTACCACGTCATCACCAGTTCTTCGATCTGATCGCTCTCGTCTTGGGTCATGAAGCCCTCCGAAAATGCCCTGTCGAGCCGTTCCTTCGCCCTCTCCTGCCGCGTAGGGCGATTTCTGATCCCCTCCAGGTGTTCCGCGACCTTCGCGGGATCTCCCATGGCCCAGCGCGGCAGCTCGATCATTTCGGCACCCTGGATGCCATGCTCATCAGGATTGGCATGCCTACCACTCGCTGTGCTGCTAGCCTGAGATCCTCGGGCAGCCTCAGCATCGGGCGAAATGGCGTGGGCTCTCGGGCGGAGACCTTCGCAGGCGACAGGAAGGCGGACAGATAATCCGACCGATTGCAGGTGAAATGCCTGCGCGTACCTGATGCCTGCTCCACAATCGGGACCAGGTCCGTAATCGTGATCTTGGGATCTACCTCGATGCCACGCTCTTTCAAGGCGGCTATCGTGGCTTGCTGGATTTGCTTGGGGGTCATGCTGCCTCCTTCCTCGCCTCGTAGGCACTGATTTCAATGTCGATGTAGCCTTGTTTCTGGGGGTCGTAACCGTCATCCAAAATGATCGGCCGAAACAGGCTGTCGTCCACTCCCAGGGCCTGGGCTATTCCGTCGATCTGGGGCTTGATGCAGGCCAGGAGGTTGTCCACGTCCCTGCGCCGCTTGTCGGGGGCTGCGAACGTGATGCGCAGCGCAAGCCGATGCGCTGGGATCAGCGTGTGGGTAGCGAGAGCGGCTAAGGCGATGAAATTCGCGTCTCGCTTGGCCTTCGTCTTCTGAGCGTGAATGCTTCCCCAATGCTTGCCGTTCTTGCGGTTCGGCATCAGCGCCATATCGGGCCACGCCAGACGGATACGGAGGCGGTCTAGCATCATCGCCTATCCCCCATCATGTCCAGCGGGATGCACCGACTGTCGCCCGTGTACTGCATCGATTGCGGGTGATACCAGAGAGCCACTGAACCCTCCCATTCCCCGTGCCGGTTCTTGTCGCAGATCAGCATGGCGTCAGGAGCGTCGGCCAGGTCAGCGGGCATCATCGCCCCTGTGCGTGCCGACTGTTCCCGGGCTCGTTCCTTCTTCTTGTTCCGCCAGACCGTCAGCACCTGGTCCACCTGGTCCGAGATTGCCCCGGATCCCTTGGCGTCGAACTTCCCCGGTACCGAGTCCTCATTGTCCTTCTTCCGGACGTGGTGAACCAAGTGAATGTGAACGCTGTGGTCGCGGGCTAGACTCGTCAGCATGTCCACGAAGTCCTTCTGCCCGTTGTAATCGTCCTCACCCCGGACGCACTTCATCAGGCTGTCCACGATGATGTGTTTGATCTTCAGCCGGTCGGCGCAGTATCGGATCACCGCATAGATCATCTCTGGCTTGACCTGGCCCAACTGGTCATAGATCCAGAACTTCCCCCGGATCCAGTCCATGAATCGGCCGGCGAACTGCTCGCTGGGTCGATCGTTCATCGCCGCCTGCCGAAGCATCCGCTTCAACGTCGAGATCGGCTTCATCTCGAAGCTGGCGATGCAGGCCCGCTCTCCCTGCGCGCCGAACCCTAGGCTGGCTTGTCCCAGCAGTTGGCTTTTGCCGTGCCCGTTAATACCCTGCCACAGGGTGACTTCACCACCACGAAAGCGCAGGTGATCGTGCGTCTTGGACCAAGGCAACAGCGCGCCCGTGACGGGAGCTGCCCCCCTGGTGGTCTCGATAAGCTGCTCTCGCCACGCTTCGGCCGGGACAACCTTGGCCTGCGGCTCGGCCTCGGTCATGAACTGCCGAAAGTCAAAGTCGTTGGGGGTCAGTAGTGGGATGACGTTGTGCATGCCTGCTCCGTGTCGATCAGTTCGCCAAACCCAGAGGCCAATACCCGGGCCGGTTGGAATTCCAGAAGACGCTCCTGAATCGCTTCGACCCGTCCGCGATCTGTGCCTTGCAGGTGGACCGTCAGGCCCCTCAGGCAGCGAAAGTCCAAGGCTTGAACCGGCTCAGCCGGGCCAATGTCGATTCCAGGCAGAAAGCCGTTTTCGAGGTCGCGCTCGGGGTGCGTCCCGGAGAAATATTCCGGCTCGGCATCGAGCACCGAAACCCACACCTGGGACGGCGTGTAGCCCCGCATCCGCAGCGCCGTGATGCTCTGGTGGCCGGTCATATCGCGTTCTCCCAGGCGGTCTTAGCCGGGCGGTCCTGAGCCTTCGGCGGGTAGAACGTGTCCCAGGCGTGGAGGATGGAATCGTTCAGCATGGTCGCCACGTCGTGCCCCTCCTGGCGCAGCTTTGCCAGGCGACTCGCAGCCAGCTTTCGGGCGGCATCAGTCATCGGCTTTTTCTTCCGACGACGGACTTCTTCGAACTGCGTCCACAAATCGGCAGGCAGCCAGTCGGGCCGGATCCATCCCGACTCCCCCGAAGGGGGTAAGGGGGTTTTATTTATTCTTTTCTTCTCTTCTCTAGGTAACGCCTTGGTAACGGTCGGAGCGTTACCTTCAGCGTTAGCCTTAGCGTTACCTTTGTGATTTGCCACCCTCTTAGCGGTCAAAGCACGGTCTTTTGCGGTCTTTCCATTGTGGCGGTCGAAGTTCGGCAGGCTCAAGCCATCATCATTGATGACCAGCCACCCGACTTTCGCCATTGCTTCGCACAACCCGGTAACGCCCAGCAAACGGTCAAGTAACGCTGAGGTAACGCCCGGAGCGTTACCATCAATCGTTTGTTGATCGAACCAGCGCCATACCCGAAGCAACTTGCCAACTGTGAGGTCCGGATCGTCCCAGCCCATGGCGACAGTGATGGCCAGGACTTCCGGCTTATCCGGCGTGCTGGCGTCGAATTTGAGCCATTCCCCAGCCATTTCTATATCTCTTCCTGGATGGACATGGCAGCGTCCATGATCCACTTGCAGACGAGTTCGGCTTGGTCCGGATGGATTGAGACGATATCCACGTGACCCCCGCCTTCATCCTGACTAACCAGGATGTCGCCATTGACGACAGACACCTGGACTTGGTACATGTTCATGCAGCCTCCCCATGAACCACCCTGGCTAACGGCCGGATGGCGATTTGATAGGCCCGCTCGACTTCGGCAGGCCATTGGTTCAGCTGGATTAAGCTCGCCCGGGTAGCGTCCACGTATTCCCACTCCATGAGCCGCCGCTGCTCTCGGGGAATTGCGCCGCTCTGGTCGTGGCGCCAGTGGCATCCTGGGCACAGTGGGAATGTGAGCGAATCGCAAGCTTTGCGACCCATGGACTTCCCGAAGTTGATATGGGCGCACTGGCTCTGGCCCGAGCGGCCACACGAGGCGCAGGCCAGAGAGGCAACATTGCGGCGATGCTTTTCTGACCGCCAGGTCTTGAATTTGGGGAACATCATGCCGCCTCCGGGAACTGAAGAAGCACCCCACGACGCTCGAAATCGGCCTGTACGGCCTCCGCGTATTTGCTGAGCTGCTTGGTGTTCATCAGCGATGTGACGGGCAGCATGCGCATCGCTAGCAGCTTCTGCTCGTAGGTCAGGCCCTTGACGGAACCGTCGTAGGCGATCCGGAATCCTTCGTCCTCAGCCCGCAGGATCGGAACCCCATGGTGCAATTTGCAGTAGCACTTCCAGCCCAAGGCATCGTCTTCGGGAATCTGCTGGGCGATCTCGGCGTACCAGACGTGAATTAGGGAATTCTGGTCCAGGCTGCGCGTAGGCTCGGTCGGGGAATGGAAGATCCAGCCATCCGGCGCAGACATGACAGTCTGCACGCACATCTGGCGGGTCATGGGGGTTAGGCGGATTCGCTTCATGACCTCCCTCCCTCAATAACCGCAAGGACCGGGCTGCTCGGCTTCAGAAGCGCCTCGCATGCGGTCCAATACGCCTCGATTTGGGCCAGTCGGACGTTGTTGGTTTCCACCGGAAGACGGACTAGGCCCTTGGCCGTGCGGAAGTAGACGAGAATCATGCCGCCCTCAGCAATCCAAATCGCTCCATGCGCTCGGCGAGCTTGGACATGGACTTTTGAGCCTCAATAAACTCGCGCTGTAGGCGCGCCTTCTCGTCCTCCGGCTCTACCGGCTGCGGATCTGAGTAGCCGGTTTCCCGGGCCAGGTAGTTCATGCCGGCATGGCAGCCGACTTTGCGGCCTTCCGCGAGCAGCCAAAGAACCTGCTCGGGCGAGAGCTTTTCGGGACGGCTGTCATTGAGCGAGTCCAACAGAGACCGTTGCGCGGCCTCCGGCGTCTTCTCCGGCCACAGGCGGCAGGCAACAGACTTGGTGCCGCCAAGGGCCTGGATGACAGCGCGAAGCGCATCAGGGAACGATTCGTAGAACAGGGCTTGTGGGGTCATTTCCGAGGGTCAACGAATTATTCGGAAGCCTTCGGAATGACTCCGAGTAGGCAAAAAAAAGACAATGGAGGAATGGAGAAACAACGAATGGGCGGCCAGCCCCAGACCCGTACACTGGCGGTTCCTACACGCACCAGAGGCAAAGGAGCCGGCCATGGAAGAGAACGAAAGCTTTGTCACGAGCGCCCTCTTGGCGCATCTGAGCGCCTACTACGCGCTGGTGCGAGCACTGCACGAAGAAGGCGTGTTGCCAATCTCCGCAGTGGTGAATCGGCTCGGGGATCGACTGGACTTTGGTCAACAGACAGAGCCGAGGGAAAGCGCGAGGACAGCCGAGTTTTCGAAGCTGATCTACGAAGGCTTGCTGACTTTGGAGAAGGAGTATTCGAAGCGGCGATCAACTTCCGGTGGATCTGCGCCTCTCGACCCATAGCCCGCAATAGCCCGCTACGCATGTCACGCATGGCTTGCCTCCCCTTCTTCTTTGGGGTGGGAGACTGGCCATTCCGCGAACTCTTCGGCCAGGTCGGGCAGCGTCAGACGCTTGTCTGCGTCACAAAGGCGGCGCATCAGCTTCAGGCTCGCGGCCTTACCGTTCCATCGAGTGGCGAGCTGCCACAGGTATCCGGAAGAGGTTTGCGCCTTGGACGCAAGCTCTTCTCGCTCGGAAGAGGTCAGAGATGGATAGAGGTCAGATAGGCGCATGGCCTAATGATAGCTCTACGCTAAGCATAAGGTCAATAGCTCGCCGCTACGCCATGCGATTACCTCAGAGCTATCTAATCCATCTTATGAGGACCGTGGAAGAAATCCGTCTTGAGCGACTTCGGGATCTGGTGAAAGAGGCCGGATCGATAGCCAATTTGAATCGGAAGGCGAATCGCAACGAGCGGGATGCCACGATCAGCCAGATCCTTAACCGATGGGCCGGGAAGTCCGGCAAGCCGAAGGAGTTGGGATCCGACATGGCCCGAGAGCTTGAGGCTGCGATGGATAAGCCGCGCGGCTGGATGGACAATGAAGCACTGCATGAGATGCGGGCGTCCTGGCCCTTTCAGAACATTGACCCAGGCCAGTTTGAGCGGCTCAACGACCGCCAAAAGGGAGAGGTCGAGGGCCGTATCCTCGCAATGCTTGAGAAGCCGCAACTGGGGAATTCCCCAGTAGGCGGAGAATGGGCTTTGAAGGACGATATATTTCAACAAGAACCGATAAATTCAGACACGAATATGACAAAAACGGGCGAGCGGTCTGGTGGATCCTCCACAGGGAGACGTAGTAGACCTAAGTGAGTATCGGCGCAGAAAGGCGTCCGAGGCCTCGCCGCTGGTAGAACTGGAGCGGCGGGAGTACCTAATCAGGCGTCCAGACGGGCGCCTGGTGATTCGGATGTACGAGGACGACGCTTCGCATGCGAGGGACCTGCTCCTGGCCTGTTTGACCCTAGCCGAAAAGGTCGTTCGGCTTTTGCCCAAAAGGTAACGGAATGAGAAAGCACGCACTGTTGTGGGCGATCATAGGGTGCACCGTAACGGGGTGTGCAACGTATAATCAAAAGCGCCTACAAGTCCAACAGCAAAACGCGCTAGCACTGGTCCAAGAGGTCTGCGAGTTGGCTAACGCTGACCACAGGTTGGATCCTATCCGGAACCAAGTGCCCGCGAATGTAAGCGCCGCAACGTTGCCCCAACTCAACGACGCACGCAAAGCCACACCCCAGCAGCGTGATGCCATTGAGAGCATCGGATCGGCTTACGCAGCCTGTTATGCCCAGACCGATCATTATCTGGATACTTTTGCCGGAGCCGCAGTAGCAACCCGTTATCGTGAGCTTCTGCAAGGATTAAAGCAGACCGAGGCGGCGCTTTGGGGAGGGGAAATCACCTTTGGGGACTTCAACAGCGTTCGTGCGCAGCTTTTTCAAGGCTTCACAAAGGATGCGTATAGCATCCAACAGCGCCAACAGTTGGCCCAGCAGCAGATGGAAATCCAGCGGCAGCAGGCAGCCGCAGCCATCCTAGGAGCGACCTACCGGCCGCCGTCCACTACGTCTTGCTGGGGAGGCCTCGGGGCCGTCACTTGCAACACCCGCTGACTCCCTCTTAAGGGAGTGGGCCCCCCGATCACGGTGACGCTCCCCAATCTCTCTATGTATTGGGGTACGACTAGAATCTGTGCCTGATCCCGGCCTGCTTCATGATCTCATCGGCAGTAATGCGAGACTTGCAGGTCTTTGAAACAGTGACGCTCGTGCGTCCTTTCGCCCACATTTCGTGCGACCCCTTCGCCTCTCGGTCAAAAGAAAAGCCATGCTGCTTGAGCATGGCTATGACCTGTTTGTAGTAGCCGTTCATGCGGCGCAGATCGCGTCGCCTCGGTATCTATACTCCGGCGTAACCGGGACATGGCGGCCGCTCAACTGGAAGTCCAGCAGCATTTCAACCGCTCCGCGGACCTCTTCCATGAGCTGATCCATCGAGTCTGCCTCGACGACGAGGCCCCTTAGATCCGGACTGGTGGCGATATAGACCCCCGCTTCGCGATCATGATGCACATCGACCCGAAACTCAATCGCGCGCCCACTCTTCGCTACCAATTTCCAAAATGGCGCTCCGACTCTATACATTTGGCTCTCCCTCTGTCGCAACCTACTGGTTAGACCGCGACTAGAGCTGCTTCCCAGCAGCCCCGCGTGCTCTGTAACTATAGCATTGCGTTGAGATTTTCTCTACGCGCCCCCAACCGCCCTCCCCGGGCGGTTTTCTTTTGGGCGCTCGCCCTATTCCTGGTGCTGGGAAGTTGTAACTGCACACAGAAATACTAGCTCCACGCTATTGACATGAATAATAGCTCTGGGCTAAGATTTATCCAACGACTCGCAGAACAGCCTAGCCCTCAGGGCAGCTAAGTAGAGGGTCGGCGCTCTTTGACAAGTCGAGATGGGAGAGGGGTGCTTTGGCATCCGAGCGGATACCCGAGAGGGCGAACGCGGCAGGGCTCCATGCGTACACGGGGATTGCAGGTTGTCCACATCCATGGGCCTGCGCCTCCCGGGTGCCAACCACGCACCTGCCCGCCAGTATCCGTAAGGGCTTGAGCAGTCCGTCAAAACCACCCACGCGCATCCCGATCCACGGGTGACCGCTTCTTGGGTGTTGCTTCCTAGCGTTTGCGTTCTAGGGTCCCTTATGGCTGGCAATCACCTGTTGACGCAGGTGCGCTGGATCGGGGACTTCAAAAATTGGGTCAAAACGATCCTCTCTTTGAGTTCCCTAATGAACCCTGTGCGCTTTTTAGCCGGAAGCCCTGGTCAAGGTCAATGCACCCCTCCCCCATCTCCGACTTGTCTTGCAGTACCGCAAGCCCATGCGAGTGCCGGCAGTACCCGCCGAGGCGGATCTAGTCGGAGAGTCGAAAGAGGAATGCCTGGCGCGAGCTGGAATCGCGCTGACGCTGAGAGGGGGCAGATAGCGGAGAGCCCCGGAGCCGACAGAGCCGCGTGTCTGCATTGCGAACTGGAACCGTCAGGGGCGATGCAGGCCAGATTCATCTGAAGCGCCATTCCTGTGAGTGCTGCGCTTTTCATGGACCAGGAGAAATGAATGAGCAACCCCATCGTCGAAATCAACGGCATCAAACTGGAGTTGGACCAGCGCACCGCCACCGCCACCCGCATCGATACCCTGCGCATCGGGAGCAAGGTCAAGGTCCTCAAGAAGGAATACAGCAATCATGCCGTGTATCCCGGCGTTGTCGTCGGGTTCGAGGCCTTCAAGGCGCTGCCCAGCATCATCATCGCCTGCCTGAAGACCGGCTACGGCGAAAACCCTGTCACCTTTCTGACGATCAATTCCGAGACTCAGGACACGGAGGTTCTTGCCGCAGAAGACAGCGATCTTATCGACCTCCAGCACGAGACCATCCTGAAGACGCTGGATCGCAACATCGAGAAGACCCGCATCGAAGTCGAGAAAGCGCAGCAATACCGCGACCTGTTCGTCAAGCACTTCGGCGCGATTGTGGGGCAGTCCGAACTCGCAGACGCGTGAAACCGGATCCGTCAGCCCGTTCCCGTAGCTGGCTGACGAATGACAGGAAATCGAAGCGGATGCCGCAAAAACGGGTTGCGACTGTGCGGCCGGGCGGTGCAGCTTCGCGTATGCCTCCACGATACGGGGCGCCCCACGCCTTCAAGCCGGCCATCCCCGCGTACTGGGATTAGCTCCGGTACTTCCCCTCCCCTCCAACACGTGCCCTGCGCGGCTTTTGCGCAGCGGGGTAGGCCGACTTGAGGGCGTCATCTACGACCAAGGACCAGACATGACCGCACAGAAGAAATACGAATTCGTCCCCGGCGACACCATCACCCTGGCTCCGGGTCGCACCCTGAAGCGCATCCGGGCTGTAGTTGCGATCTCCGTGTTCGGCGTATCCCCCGGGGACCTGGGCGGATACATCGAGGCCGAGGCGAATCTTTCGCAGGTGTCTGGCGGCGCGTGGGTGTATGGCAACGCGCGGGTGTATGGCAACGCGCAGGTGTATGGCAACGCGCGGGTGTATGGCAACGCGCAGGTGTCTGGCAACGCGTGGGTGTCTGGCAACGCGCAGGTGTCTGGCAACGCGCGGGTGTATGGCAACGCGCAGGTGTCTGGCGGCGCGCAGGTGTATGGCAACGCGCGGGTGTATGGCAACGCGCAGGTGTATGGCAACGCGCGGGTGTATGGCAACGCGCGGGTGTATGGCAACGCGCAGGTGTATGGCAACGCGCGGGTGTATGGCAACGCGCAGGTGTATGGCAACGCGCGGGTGTATGGCAACGCGCGGGTGTATGGCAACGGCCTTATCTGCTGGTTCTCCAAAGTCGGCAGCGAGAACGGGACGCTGACCGTCTACAACGGTCGCGAGAACAACCTCCTGGTTACGCGAGGATGCTTCTACGGCACGGCTCAGGAGTTCTTGGCGAAATCGGCCTCTGTCCACGATGACCGGATCCGGCGTGAATACGAAATGCTGATCGAGGTCGCCAAGTCACGAATCGAAGCGGCACGCCAAGAATACACGGAGCCCGCAGAAGAGCCCGAGGAGGTCGCGCTATGAAATCCCCCTACCCCTCCTATGCCGGCATCCAGGGTGACGGCTGGCATGGTGACGAAGCCCTGGAAGTCCTGACCACGGATCCGGATGAAGTCCTGGATGTACTGGCTTCTCCCGGGAACGTAGATCGAGACGGGCATAGCGCCCGATGGTGGACCCAGCAACTCATCGATAGCGACTTCTTCAATGACATGAACGTCTATGACTTCATGCAGATGATGATCGCCCTGGCGCGAGACCGCAGCCACTGGACACAAGATCTCCGGCGTCAGCTTCGGAACCGGATTGAAACGGAGATCGACGGATGACCATCCTGCATTGGATCCTGATCGCCATCATAGCGGTTGTGGCCCTGATCATCCTGGGTGACGCCATCGCTGACGGCGGACACAAACCCGCCAACCAACAGCCGGAGTCTGTCACCGGCATTCGAGGCTGATATGAACGTACAGAACTGGCCGGGAGGAATCGACCGATCCTCTGCGAACTGGACCGGCAGAACGCCCCGCACGCATGACTGGGGCGGCGCGTGGCAGCCGAACAGCAACAAGATCCCCGCCATGGGCTGGGTAGGCGCGCTGGCTGTGTTGGCGGTCTGCTACTGCGTCTTCATGGTGGTGGGGAAGGTCGTCGGATTCTAAGGACTGAATATGGCACTCTTTCAACGAGCATCCAACACCCAAGCCTTTCTAAAGGCGGGTCTTATGGGCTTTGCTGGAGACGGCAAGACCTACACAGCGACGGAAATCGCTATCGGCCTTGTCGAACTGATGCGGCAACGCAAGCTACCGGCTGGTGATAACCCCGTCATGTTCCTGGACACCGAGACGGGATCCGACTGGGTAAAGCCCCGTTTCGATGCGGCCAATATAGAGTTGTTCACTGCCAAGACTCGGGCGTTCGTGGATCTGCTGACGGCGGTCAAGGAGGCGGAATCCTCTGGATCAGTCCTGCTAATCGACTCCATCAGCCACTTCTGGCGCAACCTGACCGAAGAGTACGCTCAGCGCAAGAACCGTAAACGGGGCCTGGAGTTTCAGGACTGGGCATGGCTGAAGGCCGAATGGGGAAAATTCACTGACCTGTTCGTCAACAGCAAATGCCACATCATCATGTGCGGCCGCGCCGGGTACGAATACGACTTCTTCGAGAACGAGTCGGGCAAAAAGGAACTTGCCAAGACGGGCGTCAAGATGAAGGCGGAGACGGAGACGGGTTACGAGCCATCAATCCTGGTCCTGATGGAGAAGCACCAGGATCTCGCCGACGACGGCCCCAGGGTGTGGCGTACCGCCACAGTCCTGAAGGATCGCAGCACCCGGATTGACGGCAAGACCTTCCAGAACCCGACGTTCCGGGACTTTCTGCCGCATATCGAGTTCCTCAACCTGGGTGGGGAACACGTCGGCGTAGACACCAGCCGCACCAGCGAGGAGCTGTTTACCGAGGACGGTGAACCTCGCTGGCAGAAAGAGAAGCGGATGAAGGAGATCGCTCTGGACGAAATTGCCGAGATCATCGGAAAGCATCACCCAGGACAATCAGCGGATGCCAAGAAAGCCAAGGGCGACCTTCTGGAAGACATTTTCGGAAGCAGGTCCTGGGAACGCATCAAGTCGTTCGACTGGCCGACGATCAACATGTTCCGAGATGACTTGTGGGTCAAGCTAGAAGGCAAGCACTACGCATGGGAGAAGCCCCCTGTCCCGGGAGAGCCGGAAGAAACTGACGGAACCGATCAAATCCCTGAAGCGGAGGCTGCCTGATGGACGGAACCCCGAAGCTATCCCCCATACAGGTCTGCGAACTGCGAGAGATGTTCCATGCCGGGATCCGCCGCAAGGTAATTGCATCCCGCTTTGATTTGGCTCTATCCAGTGTCTACCGCATCGCCTCGATGGAATCCTACAAGGCCGTCAAGACGACCCCTTCCCCTAACCTTCACCGCTGCCATCGCTGCGGTTGCCCCGTGTAAGGAGACCACCATGCAAGACCATTACTGGATCCTCGAGTACAGCTTTGACGGTGGGGAGTCGTGGCCGACTTGGTCCTGCCACCAGACTCGGGAGGCTGCCAGGAAGCGACGCGCAGGCGGTATCAAGGAATTCAAGAGCCGGAAGAGCGTGAACTCCCGAATCCGCAAGTTCATCCCCGCCTGACCCCGCCCCGAGCGGGGTTTTTAACGCCCTGGAGCCCACATGAACGAAATTTCCGACGAAGCGCTCGCCCTCATCAACGAAATCAAAGCCCACGCGGAGCAGACCCGAGAGCTCGTACACCGTGTGCGCATGCACATCGAGTCCCGGCCGGAGACGGGCCCGACCCTCACCGACGGCCACCGCTGGGCCAGCATCGCCACGACCGAGTTGCAGCAAGGGTACATGGCCTTGACTCGGGCTGTGGCGCAACCCGTCACCTTCTGAGGGACATCATGACTTCCGCTGAAAACGAAATCACCCAATTCCACATCGCAAAGGCGTGGAAGGACTGTATAGCAGATCTGCGCGAGCGCATCACCGACATGAGCGAGGAAGAGTGCCGGGTGCTACGTCGCAAGTACGCCGTCTCGCCGAATTTGGATATCCGGGCGCTGGTGCTGGATGTGGTGGGAGGGGAGGAATGATCATGCTCGGAAACCTCACCATCGACCAGATGGAAAGCCGCTCGGGTGTCGAGTGGCCTGCCGATCTCAAAGAGTTCATGGCCGAACGCCACCAGCCGTCCGCATCGAACATCGCGCCGGGGAAGTGGCATTGCTTCGACCTTCCGTTTCATCTGGTGTGCGGTGACATGGAGACCGCTCGGAGGGTGTACAGCCACTTGTCACCGCTGTCCGCTTCCTTCAAGGAGCCGATGCAAATAGGGGTCCAGTAATGACCGTTGACACCAAACACCTGCGGGAATTGCTGGAGAAGGCTACGCCGGGGCCGTGGTCTGCCATCGGTAGCGCCGGCTACGTCCAGGCCGGCGAAGGCCATCCCAGGCACAACATTCTGGCTGTCGCCTACGGCCATGACGGCAACCACCAGATCAATGCGCCAGGCGCGCGCGAGAACGGCGAGTACATCGCCGCCGCCAACCCCGCCACCGTATCCGCCCTACTCGACGAGATCGAGCGCAAGGACGCGGAGATAGCGAGGCTGCGGGAGGCGCTGGCCGATTTGATCGCACACGCCGCGGGCTGCGAAGCGCTGTTGCATGTCGAACCCACCCAGACGCTGCTGAACGCCCGATCCGCCCTCGACCACAGCCAAGGAGAAGAGCATGGCAACAAATAACCTGGCCGTGGGAGACGTGGTGCAGATCGACCCGTCCGTCGAGAATTTCGGAGCCTGCTTCATGACCGTGACTGAAGCGCGCACCTGGGGTGCTCAGGGATACGTCCGAGTCCCAGGCGGCGGCGATGCCTATGTGAGGGTCAACCACAAGGACATGGTTCTTATCGGGCGTGTTGAATGGATACGCAGTAATGAGGCGGCGCAAGGAGATCCACAATGACCAATGACACCAATCAACCGCCCAGCGGGCAGAGTGCGGAACAAGTCTCTGGCGCACCGGAACGGATTTTCCTCGTAGTCGGAGAACTCGACGAGCCGATCCAGTTCAGGGAACTAGCTGACGTGACCTGGTGCAAAGATCGTCAGTTCGACGCTGATATCGAGTACGTGCGCGCCCAGCCTGTGCAGGACGAGCAGCCCGCAAGTGTGCCAACGGTAGACCTGGGCGATAGCGGGCGGATCATCAACGCCACGCTGACGGGCGGGGTCCAGGTTAAGGCAAAGCGCTGGGACCAGATAGAGAAGTGCCGTTTCATCAGCGAATGCGCCCAGCATGCTGCCGCAACGGTTCCGCCGCAGGCCGAGCCGAGCGACGAGGAAATCTTGAAGCTGGCTCGGGAGCACGACGCCATCCAGCACTCGCCGGAAGGCTGCGAATATCCTGGGATCATCCTGGATTTCGCCCGCGCCCTGCTGGCCCGCTATGGTGCGCGGCCTGCCGCCCTGGCGCAGCCCAGCGGGCAGGCAGCGCCGCAGAAGGCCGAGCCGAGCGACGCGGACGTCCGCACCCTGCTGGCCCTTGCCAAGCACATTGAAGCAGCTCTTACCGCGCCGATTTCGATTGACCCGGGTGCCGCCAACGCCATCCGCACTGTCGTGGCCCGCTACGGCGCGCAGCCCGCCGCGAGCGCGGGCCTTCCTAGCGGTGTGTTCATCCAAAAGGGCGCCGGAGGCAACGAAATCATCAACGGCCCCGTTGCCGCGAGCGTGGAGCCGGTGGCGTGGGCCATAACCGTGCCGGATACCTCGGAGCCGGTCGCATGGTGTCGGAGTGAATCCTATGCCAAGGCGATCCTGCACGAACATCCGGGGGGAGAGATACGGCGCGTCTATTTGGACGCCCCCGTTGCCGCCCAGGCCCAACCATCCGGGAATGCTGGAGAGTTGCCGGACGAGCTATCCGACGCGCTGGCGAACCTGGAGCACGACAACTACGAACGCAGCTACGGCGGCAGCAAGAATCGCGAAGCGGACGCCGCGCTGATCCGCGCCGCACTCGTCGCCCAGACCAGCGCCCAGGCACCGGCCGCCTCGCCCGACTCCCCGCACTACGAGATGGCTTTCATCTGCCGCGTGCTGGAGAGCGAGCATCCCGCCAAAGCTGACCTCGAAACGGCGCTGGGAATGGCCCGTAGTGTGCGGGTGGCGCTGCTGAAAGAGCGCGCGCAGGTGCCGGCCGCCCATGGGGATGCGCCAGATATTGCCCAGCTCTACGCGCTGCTCCCGAGTGGCCCGGTCTACCTGGACCCTCCGGACGGTGGCAATGTGACATTGCTCGAACAGCTACGCCGCATGTCGCTGGATGCGGCGCGGTATCGGTGGCTGCGCGACGAAACCACCAAGCTGGACATCATCGACGAGGATGGACTCTTGCTCGTGGGTGACAAACTGGACGCCGCCATCGACGCCGCTCGCCGCATTGAGGGAGAAGCGGAGTGATAGAGCCGAACGAGTTTTTCGCTGAATACGGTTACTTCCGTGATCGAGAGCAACGGCTGCGGGAATTGGCAGATAATCGCCCAGACAGCCTTGCTGCTGAAGCCGCAAACCAGATCAAGCACCTTAAATCCGCGCTACGTGATCTTGTCTCAATCGTGGAGATTCACAGCAACGCCACGAAAAACAACTTTGCCTGGGCGGAAATCGACGAGGCAAAGTTGGCATTAGGCACGACCCAGCCGAGTGTCGGCGTCCGCCGCGCAGCAGGAGGTGAGCAGCGCCCCAGCGATGGGGGCGCAGCATGATCTGGCCATTTAAGCGCGCCCCTCGCCGCACCCTGGAAGAGGCGTTCGCACATCTACCGATGCCGCCCTGTGGCGACCGCACCCAGCATTATCACTGGACGAAGTTGCAAGGGCTCCCGTGCCCGTCGTGTCGGGCGCATGAAGAGGTAGTAAGGAAGGCGCGCGCCGAAGATCAGTTAGCTGAGAAGATCGCGGCCGCTGTCGTCCGGCACATCGAGCAGCGCACCAGCGGAGGCGATCATGAGTGACAAACGCATCGAGCGCGAACAGCGCATGTATGACGCCCTGCGGCGCATCGCCAAGGAGTACCAGACGCCAGACCAACTACGCCGGCAGGCTGAGAAGGAGTACGGCTTAGAGTTCGAAGAGGCGCTGGAATACGCCTACGAGAACATTCAAGCGGATGCCGCAGCGGCCATCAAGGGTATGCGCAGGCCGGTACAGCGCACCACCGGGCGGGAGGGCTGAGCATGCGTATCAACGTCTATAGCCAAGAACAGACCTCGGAAGTTCTGACCACCGTGAAGGAATCGAACACCGGGGTCCGCTATCACGGCATCCAGCTAATCCTGCATTCGTCCGAGCGACTGCACCATCCGCCCATGGACGATGACCGATCCGCGATCACGTTCTGGCTCCCGAAGTCGCAAGACCGCCGAGAGCAGATGGCCACCGCGTTCGAGGAAATCGCGCGGCTCTATCGCACTGCGCCACCTGAAACAGGACTGGACTGACCATGACCACCCCCACCAATACGCCCGATCCGGGGCTGCCGCCTTTGTCGCTTGACCTGGAATCGGTATTCGCGTCGCCCTGGGCAGAGATATGCGCCTGGAACGAGGCGTCGCCCGGCCCGGAAGCCAGCCGCGCTGCTGATGCATTAACGGCGGCCATCAAACGGTTAGCGAGCGACTACGGTCGCGCCTGCTACGCCCAGGCCCGCGCCGACCTGATCGCCGAGCTGCGGCCGGTGGCGTGGGCTTTTGAGCGGCCTGGAGCGCCGTTCCAGGCCTGGACCACCAACCCGAGCGCCGACAACCTGAAGCGCGAGAAGCTGATCCCGCTCGCCATCATCCCCAAGGAATGACCATGATCGAAATCATCCAGGCCATCGGCCTGTACATCGTCATCCCGGCCGGCACGTTCGGCTGCCTGGGATTGTTCCTGTTCCTCGTGTTCAAGGACTGACTATGGCTGACGACATCAAGACTCTGACGGGCGACCAGCTTGACGCCTTGGCTGACAAGCACGGCCTGCATCCCAATATGGTCCGCGAGTTCGCTGCTGAGGTCGCCGAGGCAGCCGTCCTCGCAGACCGGGAGGGGCGGCAGCCGGTCGGCACCCTGGAATGCCATGCCTCGGGCACGGCGACGTTCTGGCCCGACGATGCGGCCGTGCTGGCGCTGCCGGTGGGAGATTACGCCGTCTATCTGGCGCCCGACGCCCAGCGCGCCAAGGGGGATGCGTGAACTACTACCTCGACACCGAATTCGACGGCTTCGGCGGCCCGCTGCTATCCCTTGCGCTGGTTCGTGAGGATGGCGCATCGCTATACCTCGCCTACATCGACCACGTGGCACAGGAGCCGTGGGTCCGTGAAAACGTGTTGCCCATCATGCGCGCCGTGCCTTACGACGTATCGGTCGTCAATTGCAACCACCCCGGCGGCGCATTCCGCATCGCGGCGTTCCTGTCTGCCGACGCGGCGCCGCACATCAACACCGACTGGCCCGACGATGTGCGGTACTTCTGCCAAGCCATCATTACCGGGCCGGGACAGATGGTCAGCATCCCGCACCTGTCATTCGAGATCCACCGCGTGGATGCCTACCCAACCGGCCTACCGGGCGCCGTGCAGCACAACGCATGGTGGGACGCTATGGCGCTTCGGCATCTATTGGCCGCCCGCCAGCAGCAAGAGGGAGGCTGACATGGCCTATGACCAGATCAACGCGGACCTGATCCAGGAGAACCGCAACCTCTCCGCCCGCGTGGCGGAACTGGAAGCGGCGCTCAGGCCATTCGCAAAAGAATGGGCCGAATGGCGGGGCGACCCCGGTGACGAAGTCCACCCCATCATCAAAGCGTCGACGCTGGAAGGTAACAACTTTGCGGCCTTCACCGTAGGCGACCTCAAGCGCGCTGCCGCCCTTCTATCAGGAAATAAGAGCTAGGTTTTGGAGGCGATATGCTGACCCTCACCGACGACGATATCAAGGAAATCACTAACAAGACCCGCAGAGCAGCCCAGAAACGCGAACTCAAAGCTCTGGGGATTCGCTTCCAGGAACGACGGGATGGAAGCATTTTGGTCTACCGGCACGCCGTGGATAAGGGGCGGATCGATACAATGCCCTCCCGGGAGCCGCAATTGAGACTGCGCAATGGGTCGCCGTCGGAAGTCCGATAACCATCTGCCCCCGTGCGTCTATCACAAGCACGGGGCGTACTGGTACGTGAAGGCCGGGAAATGGACGCGCCTATCGGAGGATCTTGGAGCCGCCATGGCCGAATACGCCAGACGGTTTGACCGTCCCCAAGGAGGCATGGCGGACCTCATGGAGCGAGTCCTAACCCACATTTCTCCGCGTCTATCCTCCAACACGATTTCTCAGTACCGGGCGGCCATGAGACGCATCAATGAGTCCATGGTGGAATTCGCTCCCCGTCAGGTCATGCCCAAGCATGTAGCGGCCCTGAAGGCGGACATGGCATCTACACCCAACATGGCGAATCGGGTGATCTCGTTCCTGCGGGTAGTCTTTGCCCACGCTGTGGAGTGGCAGGAAGTGGATAGCAATCCCTGTCTCGGCATCATGCGGCATGCGGAGCCCAAGAGAAAGCGCTACCTGACGGACGAAGAGTTTGCCGCCATTCGAGCCCACGCCACCCCGCGACTACAGGTCATCATGGATATCTTGTACCTGACAGGCCAGCGGGTAGGGGATGTGTTGAAGATCAAGCGCGCCGACCTGACCGAGGCCGGGATCGCGTTCACCCAGGAGAAGACCGGTGCTAGCTTGATCGTGCGCTGGAAGCCTGAACTTCGTAGTGCGGTCGAGCAGGCTAAGGCCCTGGGGCGCAATGTGGTCAGCCCCAACCTGTTCCAAACCCGAGCCCATGGCGGAAGACCGCCATCATACGGAGTGACACGGGATCAATGGGATGAAGCGGTAGCTGCGGCGGGGGTCGAGGATGCCCATATTCACGACATTCGGGCAAAGTCACTGACCGATGCCAAGCGCCAGGGGAAGAATCCAACGGCTCTGGCCGGGCATACGACTGCTACCATGACGGACCGCTATATCCGGTTGCGAGAGGTCCCGGAGGTCGAGGGGCCGTCGCTATCCAGATCTGGAAAGAAATCTGCATAG